CAATTCTGTTTCCGCCTGATCCCTTAATAAGGCTTTTTATAATGTCAGGAGTTACAGTCGACTTAATAACAATAATACCTGACATTCTCTTTTTAAGCTGTTTAACAGTATCTACTAGAATACTAGAATCAATAACTCCGTCTTTTCCCATTGGAGTCGGAACACAAACAAACGCTATGTTTTCTTGTAATTTAACATCCTTAAGGCTTACGTTGTACTTAGGATCTACTAATTGTATTCTTACGGCAGGAGTTTTAAAACCATATTCTACAGCCCTGCCGACAAAACCATGTCCTATAATAGTAATTTTCATTAGCAACCAATCTTATCTACTGATAATGGATCTTCGTCGTCATCCATATCATCTATATGATATCCTACAGTTTCACGTTCAATATCGTTATGATTAAACTCGGCCCAGTATAGCTCATATGCTACACCTTCTTGAAGACACTCAAATTGATGATAAAGACCAGGTTTAACTTTATGATAGTCACCTTCATTAAGAATCGTAACATCGCATAGATCATAGTCACGCTGCCATGTGCGGATAAGCATTTTACCGGATTCAACATAGAAGCCATTCCATTTATAACGATGCAAATGCTTCGAGCAAACACCACCTTCGTCCATTTCAATACGATGAAACTCTAAAGCACCATTGGCTTCAATCAGTTCTGTCGTTCCCCATACTTTACCGGCTTTCATACTCTATCTCCATTAATTGCGCAATTCTTTTATATGCATTCTGTACTTCATTTTGTAATTGGTGTATATTATTTTCAAGTAAATCTATTTTATTAGCTTGAGCAATAATGATCTTTCTATTTTTCTCAGCTTCCATCTCGTCTGGCATCATAGCATGACTCCATTTTTATATGCGTATTCTAGTGCGTTATTAGCTTCGGTTTCTAATGGTCGGTTCTCGTATATATTAGCTGTATCTTTATCGATTTGTTTAATAAGATCTACGATCTGTACTGCAGTAATAGGATATTTTTTTTCAATAGCATTACCGGCAATAGATATCATCATTCTATAGATCATACGATATCTACCAGTTCCATCAATATTAGCAATACTCATATATTCTTGTAATAATTTTTTATTTACAAATGGACAGTCCGTGTAACTAGACCAAACATAATCGGTATTATCAAGTTTAGATTTGCGGTAATCAATTATTTGTTCGCGCCATGCGTCAGGCAGTCTGTCAAGAAAGTTCTTACTATTCTGTTTTTCGCTATATTCCCATTTGGCCATTAGCTCATCGGGATTAATTACTTTACCACTGTTATTAGAAAATACAAAGTTATAAGCATTACTGTAATCTGCAGGAACATAATACATACGAGATAAATCTTTAGTTTGTTTATCTCCAAGCGAATCAATCTCGGTGTTGAGGGCGAACCAGAAGTGCTTGATTCTATCAGCTTCAACCGTCGACGTAAGCGGAAAAACAATTCTGAACTTAGGTAAATTATGAGTGCTGCTGGCAGTAGAATAAACAATATATTTTGAATGGCCAAAGCGGTTTCTAAGATCATCTTCTAGCTCGCCTTTAGGTAAGTAATCATCAACATCAACAGCAGCCCAAGCTCCCCAATAAGCCACATTTTTGTTTGCCCGAGTAGTCCCATCAAAATAAGTAGCCGGTGATATAAGTTCAGCATCTAATTTCCCTTCAAGTTTTCTTTCCGACAGTTTATATATGAATTTTTCAAACTTATCCCAAGACTCAAAGTCCATGCGCCTATGAGTTTTATTATCATATCTGCTCTTAAAAACAGTAAGTGAATACATTACATAAAATCTTCTAATGTGGCTACAGGTTCTGGTTTCCAATTGACAGCATCAAGTATAGGCTGTAGCGGTTCAATAAAGGTCTTCTCAAACATTATACCATAGTCTACATATGTTTGTAAACCTATTTCTTTAGGTAATATGCCAGGAAATGAAATAACATTCTCTTTAATAGGATTAGGTATCTTAAGATAAAGAAATTTGACCTTCTCACCGTTCTTGATAGTTTCATATTTTCTACCAAGATTGTTCTGGTTTATTAAATGATTATACAAGAGAGACCCACGTACGTGGATGGGTGTGCCTTTACCATAGATAGTCTTGCGATCTTTCCACTTATTTACACTTGTTACACCACGTGGAAAGGCAATACTTTCGGCCGGTAGATTATTAAATTCACGTTTAAAGTCGGCTATAAACTTTTGTGTATCTTTCTCAGTACTATTGATAATAACTTTAAAGATCTGTTTAAACTTGTCACGGACAACTTCAGGCGTCGAGGACTTAATGGCTTCAATGCCCATCATCTTTAGCTTAGGCTCGGCGAACTGTACACCTTCTGAATTGTGCACATTTAAGATGTATCTTTTCTTAGCGGTCCATATACCTCGATCAGCAATAACCTCGCGGGCCATTTCCATCCGAGGCATATATCCGTTCATGACGGAGAAGAATTCATCATACGATTTTGCCATCGATTTTTCGAAATGCTCTGAACATATTTTATCAAGAAACTTAACAGGATCTTTAGGAGCAAACTGTTTAACCAATGGACCCATATTCACATAGATTGAATCAGTATCAATAGCAACAATGTAATCTTTGTTTGCTTTAGTAATATCGTTCATAGCCTTATTCATACACTGCTCGGCCCACTTAATAACAGTCTGACCTGTGAGCGTGACAGACTCTGCTAGTGCGTTATCAAAATACTTAAAGTACTTATTAGCCAGCGCGCCATACAAAGAGTTGAGTAGAATCTTAATTGCCATCTGGTTGTTTTCAAGCTGGTTAATTTTAGACTCTAGTGATTTATCTTTTGTCTTCTCATATTCCGATTGAGCAGCAAGCATTTGTTTTTTAATAGTACTTCTTTCAGCATAATAGTCGACAATCAATTCTGGAATAATACCTTGCTTGGACCGCTCAAAGGGTACACCAGAGGCGCACACAGCATAGTGTGTGTCTACAGGCTTAGATCTATCATGTTGTGAAAGATAGTAATCGACGCCCTGAGGAAAACGAATATTATGATCGCGGCATAGGGTTTCAGGTGAAATATTCTGTTGGACAATGATATTTGGATATAGTGAATTAAGATCAAAAGATACAACCCAGTCGTGTGCACCTACTTGAGGATTTTTAACAAAACCGCCGGCTATAGCGTGTGCCTTGCCAGTTTGTCTAGCCTCTGAGCCTGGGTTGTTCTTTGAGGTTTCCGTTGCGCCGTATATGGCATATGGGACTTTTTGTATTTGAGTTATCGGTGATATGATATTATTACCTAATAGTCTACGATATATAATCGATTCCCATATGTTTGTAGTGCCAAATGTATCACTCACATTTACGCCGCCACGATACGCCATAGTCAGAGCTAGCGATATAAGCCCCATCTTTTTGTCGATATTGTTGACAAGCTGCACATCTTTAATATTATAGTCAATAAACTTCTGATGGTCTTCTTTGTATAGTGTATAAAGATTACCATGTTCTTCGTAAGACAACTTCTTTTCACCTAATACAGTATAGGCAATATGATCAAGTTTATATGATTCTTGATTACCATATGAATATCCGAACTTCTTGAACAGCTCCAAGTAATCAGCCTGCTGTATTCCTACTAGTTCAAAGGCCAGCAGCTCGCGTTGCATAGATCTGACTTTACGTTCGTTTATAAGATTCCATGGTGACAGGCGCTTCATAGCAGACTCAGTACCTAGCATAGCTATACGATTCACAAGATAAGGAATATCAAAGAAACGGATGTTCCAACCTGTTATAACGTCAGGATAATTCTTAGTCCAGTATCCTAAAAATTTACCGAGCAGTTCTTCTTCTGATTTGCAGTGATGATATTGAACTAGATCGCCGCCAAGATCAATTGATATCTTCGAAGGATCATACTCATCTAGACCCCATACTTGATAGACCGAGGACTTACTAGACTTTAGTGCAATAGAGATAATAGGATATGCTGCTTCTTCAGGAGTAGGGAATCCGTTATCAGATGCAACCTCAATATCAAAGTTAACTACATTCACATGATTAATGTCAAATTTTACATCATTAGGAAACTTTTCAGTAATAAACTGATGGATATAGTTCGTGGTGCCATGGACCGTAAAGCTATCAATACCGTCGTATTTCTCAACAAATTCTTTGGCGTCTCTCATCGATGGAAGCTTAATTGGCTTAAGCTGTTTACCAAACAAGGAGCGATACTTCGAAGGGTCTTTCGATTCAATGTATAAAGAAGGTTCAAATTTATATTTCTGGGCTATGCTACTTCCATTATCAGAATAGCCGCGGTATAGTATTGAATTACCGTATCGGTTTACGGATGTATAAAAAGCCATGTGTTCTCCTATCAACAGCACCATTCTAACACAAAAAAGGGGAGTTGTACACCCCCCTTTTTAAATATTTTTTCCGTCAGGCGTATGAGTGCCTGAATTATGTAATGCCCATACTATACAATTAAAACGATTATATCTAGAATACCACGGTCCAGCATGACGTACGCCCATGACTAAACCTTCTTCTCTCAGCTTTCTATACCATTGTTTAAATCGTTTATATTGTTGGATTATATTGCTCTCCATTGTAACCGGGATATGACTGACCTTTATGAACACCAGAATTACAGCCTACCACTACTACAAGTAGAAAGATGATTGACCACAATGTGACTCTCTTAGACCACACAATAAATTGCTCAAACGTTTTTTCTGCTTCTTTCTGCGCTGCAGCTCTTACTTCTTCATCTGTCATTAAGATCTCGTTCTGTAATATGATCCATAGGGCGCGCGGGCGCCCTGTGGATGATTGTTCTGTAATATGATCTATAGATTTCACGAAGCTCAACGCTATCAGTGGATTCTTGTACTACATAGTCGGTTTTATCAACTCTAGCCGCATCGGCCATACCAATAGCATCTTCTTCTCTACTAGCAACAGCAATAATCTCACCATCTTTTTTTCTTATTATAAACATTAGTTAAGTCCAAAGCAAGGGAGGATATTAAGATTGCAGTACCTTCCATAATCTTCAAGGCCTACCATAGCCATTAGTAACAAGACAGGAACAACTGCAATCATAAAGACAATAACGGCAAAAGCTTTACCAAGGTCTTTAGTTGTACAATATTCAGTGTGCTCACTCATATTAACGCTCCGCTAATACTATAGTAGTTTGAGAGTCATGATAATCTCCACTTTCATAATAATCTCTAAAAGCTTCTTCTTTTATCATTACTCCATCTTTTATACGATATGTTACGATTTCTCTGCGAATAACATCAGTGGTGTCTGCATCAAATGCTGATTTAAATGGCCCTTCATCACTCATTTTCATAAAATCTCCGGCTGTAGTAAATTTCAAGTCTTGCATTTCATTATTCATGTTCGCCGCCCGGTCCTCTTCCGCTATAAAATCCATATGGCTTACGCTTAGCAAATTCAAATGTAGCAACCGTAATAGCAACTGCGCCTAGCAATAATGAATGAGCGATCATACTATAAAGACCCGCCCACATACTGCCGGCTATAAAACCAAATACAATACACCACATCCACGCAAGAACCTGCATGATCATATGGCGAGTATTTAAATCTGGAATATTACTCAACGGATTAAGATTGTGATCCATTACTACATTCCAGCAACTAAAAATAAACGCTCTCATTATTTTTTCTCCGAAACAAAGCTATACATTTCTTTTGCTTTATTCATTAAATCGTCCATAGAATACATTTTATATGCATCTTGTACTTCTTCATAGTTCTTTTTGCCTTGCTCATACATGTCGTTCATCAGCTGTACATTCATACTGTACTGTTGATCCATATAATCTTTTGCAAGCTTAAGCATATCTGCTCGGATTTCAAATGGGTTTTTATTAGTCATTAACATATCCTTTCATATCAGTTGCAAGCTTATGGACGGCTTCATCCATAGCTTTAAGTTGATCTTTATAAAAGTTGAAAGTATAAGCATTTGCTGCTTTGCTAAAAGTGTCCCAACCGGCTACTTTTAAGTCGACCATTTCTTCATAGAAAGTTTTATTATGGTCCATAAATTGTTTGTATGTAAAAATCATTTACATCTCCTATTTGTGTGTTATGTGTGTGACTAAGAGGGCGATCTCCCGCCCTCTGTGCTTATTTATATGGATTACTAATTATCATGTAATTTTTGTATTTCCATCATGCACTTCCGAGACTCCTCGTGAA